TCGGTTCTAAAAATTTCAGGTAAAAAATCAACTGAACGTATACGTGCCATTTATTATACCACTCCGCTTGTGCTTGTTATTCTTAGTTGGCTTGCTGTTAAACTATCAACAATTTGAATGTCATTTACTGTTGCTGCGCTAACAAAAATTTCATTTGCATCGCAGCCGATTTCATATAAATCACCAAAACTCTTGCTTGGGTCTTTTGGCAGTAAGATTACGCTGCCAACTATGCCGCCTAGTTCTTCATGAATATAGGCTGCTAGTTCTGAGAAATAAAATGTTTCACCAAAGTCCCAGTTATCAATATTAAAATATGTGTTAATTGTTTCAATAACACGACTCTTGATTTCAGAATTACTCACAACTGTATTTTCAAGTTTAACCACTTTAATATATGCTTGTAGTGCTGAATTAGCTTTACTGCCAAACAACGGTTTAAATTCTACGCTATTAAAAATCATATTGTCACTGACCATCTTATAGTTGTTTAGAGATTCGTATAATGTAGTTAATTCATCTGTGGTTGGTTTTAGTGGTTCGGTAACTGTTCCTGTTGTATCTTGAATATAACGCTGATACTCTGTGTAATAGTTAGCAGTAACTAGGAACAAATCAATAATGTTAGTTGACCCTGGATTAATACGACGTGTTTCTGGACTATTGTGCTTGTATTGGAATTGAATATTGCCTCTACCAGTTCTAGTAATGTACCCAGAGTCTTCTGCAATAGTGCGTGTTCCGTTACTAACAGTTAATGTAAAGAACTTGTCCTCATTATAGGCATAGAATACTTGTCCATCGCTGTATTCTGCTTTAACTAATTCAATTTCGTCCTGTGTTCCATAAATGGTGTTTACTACAGTGGTAGCTAATGGTAGATAACGTTCTAGATTATCAAAATCCACTGTTTGTTCAAAGAACACCAACTTATTATTAGTGTTTACTGTTGGCGCAACTAGTGTAGTAAAAAAGTCTGGATCGTCTGGGACACCGTCGTCGTCTGTGTCTGCAAAACTTACTTCTACATTAAAGTCATTAACAAATCCATCAGATTCAACAGTCTGTCCAATAATGTCAAGTCTAACTTCACCAACTAATGGACTATTGCTATCCGGTTGACTATTTGTTTTTAATACCATCACATAATCGTTAACTGTTTTACCAGTTTTAGGATCGTAAATCTTTTGATTGTTCTCATAGAAGAAACGTGTTTCTGCTACACTTGAGAAATAATAATTTAGTGTGCGACTGGTTACAGTATAGGTTGTGCCTGAGCTGATGAATTTAACCAACCAACTAGCATCCAATCCTAAGTTAGAAGTATCGCCAGCATTAGTTAAACTAAAGTCGCCTTCTTCGTCCAAGTTATTGGCGCTGATAAGATACCATTCACCGGTTTCGTTATCGTATCCTAGACCAAAATCTCTATACAATTCAATTTGTGCTAGCATACTTTGCTCTAATGCCGTTGGTAAATCGGTATTAAATACAGGAATTACCAAATCTGCAACAGCACCGGTTGGAATGTAATTGTTTAGTGTAATTGGGCCAACACCATCTGCATCATTGCCTGCCCCGTCATTTGTGCCGTTGCCAACTAGACTCTTAACACTTGCCCACAGTTCTGTTCTTTGACCTGGGCCAGTTGGTGTTCCTGTTTGTAATCTGTTATTGCGATCAAAATATTGCCCGCTGGGTGCAACAAACTTAACCAAACAATTTTGGTTAACGTATTGTCTATCGTCGCCGATCGTGCTGCCAACAGCAATTACATTATCGCTGTTGTCATAAAAATAACCAGTGGTTTCATTTACTAAACTGGTGCTGCGATTCCAGTTCATGTTAAAAATATCTAGATCCTTGCGCACAAACTGATCATAATAGAAATGCAGCATTGGTCTACTAGCAAGCACTGGTTCTACTCGGTTTCGAATTACATTTTCAATGTCGTTCTTATCGACAAAAGTAAAACCGAACGCAGATTCTGAAAATTCCTCGTAGAACAAACCATCGCCACCAAACGTATTGATGCTAGAATACTTGCCGGTTGGATCAACTAGATCAAGATATCTGCTTGTACCGATATTACTACGATTAACAGCTTTGCTCTTGATAATACTTGAAAATTGTGTAAACGGAAAATTGTTGTAGTCTTCACCGTTTACCATTCTATTTTGTGTGTAATAACGGGCAGGAGCACGACGCTTGATGTCTGCGATTGTTTCTCTAGCGCGGCTATTGCTAACGTTGTTTTGTAGCCCTAGTGTAAAAGTTGCTGTTTCTAAACGACCTTTACGGCTAACATATGTTACACTAACATCAATGTTCTGCATTTCGTTAGGATTAATAACGTATTCCAATCCGTTTGATGTGCGTGTATAGCTGCGGAAAGTGCCTACCGGTACTTCTGCAAAAACACCATCGCCAAAGTTCATGGTAATTTGATCATTTGCACGACTGGTTACACTGAATACTTTTCTAGTATCACCTTCGTCTTGTGTGGTATTGCCGTAGATGTTTTCGACTTGTGCCCACGGTTCAATAATAGCGCCGGTTGAGCTGTTGATTTTGTATAACCAAACATCGCTGTTGTTAATGCCTTCAATATTAATATCAACTGTGCGGTTAGCAATGCGTTCTGGTAAATTAAACTCTCTGGTTTCTAGTGCGCCTTGTTTGAAATAGAAAAAATATCCTGTTTCGGTACTGCCAAAACCTAATCCATCATTGCGATACAACAAATTAAAGTCGCCGCCTGGCCGTGGTGTTGGTTCATACAGATAAGTTTTATTAACACTAGATGCACTTACAACTTCAAACGACATGTTAACACCATCAACTGTAGCAGCAAATGGAACCACTGGTAACAAATTTGGTGCTAGATTAATTGTGTATTCGCTGGTGTTAACGCCTAAAATGTTTTGTGTGTTAGCAGGATTACCAACAGTTTGGCTATCAATTAAGATAGCATTAACGATTGTTTTAAACTGTTCTTGCCAATCTGGATTAGTACGGTCGTTCCATTTAACAGTTACATTTGCTAAACTGTTACGGTTATAATCTAATACGGTTTCTGTTGTGCTAACTGCGGTTACTTTTAGATATCCTCTAGCTGCTTGATTGCGCTTTGGCGTATATCCAACTAATTTAGCTAGGTTAACAACGCTGTCTCGGCGCTCTGCGGTATCTAGGAAGTTTTCACGACTATTTAAATCTACACGGAACGAAAGACTTTGGCCCATAAAAGCCATTAAGTCTAGCATAGCAACAAATTCACTCGACTCTACAAAATCATTAAACGATTCGGGATAGTACTGGCGAAGATAATCAATAAAACTTTTGCGTAATGTTTCAAAGTTGTAGCTTTGAAAATCTGCTTCTCGATACGTTTGATAGATTCTTTTCCAATCTTCAATGCCGAAAATAGTAGTTTGACGTGAAGTCGTAGCCATAGTAAAATACTCTTATTTTATAATTGTAGTATTTATAGAAACTATAAACTACGCACTTTATAGATATTGTGCGGTTTGAGATTCTTCGTCAAATTTAATTTGAAGCACTTGTGGATTTAGATCCGGCACAAATGCAACAACAAGTTCTAAGATAACTCCTTCGGGGTCTGTTGTGACTATAACATCTTCAATGCGAATGCGAGGATCGTAGGTTACTGTTCGTTCTAGCTCTGCTGTAATTTGGCGCACAATGTCCGGTGTGTTTGGTTCAAAAATAAAATTCCATAAACGTGTACCAAACGAAGGACGTCCCGGCAATTCACCTTCGCGAATTGTGAGTGCATTTAACAAATCACGTTTGATTAACTCGTTATCAGTTAACGTAAACTTCTTGTATCTGTTTATTGTGCTAAAACCTTTAAAACGTGCCATATATTATACCCATGTGCCGGCTGCACCGGCGCCTTTATTATTTACTGTATAACAAACCCATTTGCCGCCTGCTGCTTCACATTCGGATTTAGTTGGACCAATAAGTGTTGGATCTGAACACGAACATACTTCAACTGGTTGATCACCAGAAACAACACTGTTAACGGTGTCTGTTAATCCACTTAATGAAGGTAACTGAAAATTGCTGGCTTGTACAATTCCAGTGTAATTTGGTGGCGCAATTTTTGAATTGCCGATTAATCTTGTAACAGTAGCATCAATACCAGCACGATTAACTGTTTGTGTTACTGCCGGCGGAGTAATAGTTACAGGACCACTTCCGCCGCCACCAAAAAGCCCACCAAGCAAGTTACCTGCAAAACCGCTGAGTACACCGCTCAGTGCTCCACTCAATGCGCCACTAACACCGCCAATTAAATTGCCAGCAACGTCACTGATAGCACTAATGCCGCCAATGCTGCCTGCTAAGTCTCCTAGGCTACCTGATATACTTCCGGTTATATCACCAAAAATTTCTCCGCCGAGATCAGCAAATCCTCCGGTAATCTGTCCTAATAATTCTCCGGCACCACCATTGATAAAACTACCTAAATCTGTACCAAACTGTCCTAGTGCGCTACCAAAGCCTCCAGCAAAGTCTCCAAGACTGCCGGTTAAATCTCCAAATCCAACATCACCAAAACTTACGTCACCTAGACCTAGTGTGTCTCCTGCAAAATCGCCGATACTGTTGGTAACATTTCCTAAAATATCTCCAGCACCACCAACAATTCCATTAATGCCATTACTGATTACTGAACTTCCGCCTAGCTCGGGTAAAAGTTTATTATCTACAAAATCAATAGCATATTGACCGCCGCGCCCTGTTAAATCCATTGCTGCACCTTGTAACGGCCCTGGTATGTTTCCACCAATCCAATCATTAGTAGCACCTACACCAAACTTAGCTGCTACATTTGTTACACCAGCAACAACGTCCGCATCTTCAAATCCGGTAATGGTTCCGGTAGATTTAAGTCCAGATAGTGCGTTACTCATTATATCTGTTTGTACTACACTTTGTAATGGTCCATTGCCTAACAGTGACTCAGCCGCAGTAATGCCTTCCTTACCAGTC